TAAACGAATGGTCAGATTTAATCAATGACTTAGGTGTCAAAGATGCTATCATAGAAAAATTACAAGATGATATTGATATTGATAACTTAGAAAATGGGGGTGAAAGTGAATATGAATAATATCAAACTAATATCAAGTGCTGTTGCAATCGCAATCGGTTTATCTGCGTGTCAGACTAACAAAGAAAGCATCACAGCTAATCCACAGATTGTTTACCAGACTAATACAGTTAGTCAACAGATAGAACAAATACCAGAGTGGTATTTAAATATTCCGTCTGCTGATGATACTATTTACTCTAGTGGAAGTGCAAAAGCACCTGATTTACAACTTGCAGTTGACATTGCTATTATGAATGCAAAGACGACTCTTGCAGATAGAATCAACGGTAAGTTGGACAGTATGACTAAATCTTTCGTTGCAAAGATTGGTTCTGACGATTTAGACACAAGTGTTCTTAGTGAAATCGAGAAAACATCTAAAAATGTAATTGCATCAGTAGATGTTGCTGGATATGTGGTCGACCAAAGTGATATCACACAAGAAGGAACACAGTACAGAGCCTATGTTTTACTTGCATATAATAGTGAGGAAGCAACTAAGATTATGATGAATAGAATGAAAAGAGATAGAATGGTTTATTCTAGGATTAGGTCTACTGAGGCTTGGAAAGAACTTGAAGAAGAAGTTAACAAGTCTAAAGATGAAGATGAAGCAAAGTCAATGGAAAATGTTGAGAGGTTGATAGATGAGAACAGTCCTTCTATCTAGTCTTTTGACTATTTTTCTTGCTGGTTGTAACATAACTGGTGGTATGGGCCCAAGTGGTTTAGTTACCAACGGTTGTGGAAACAATTGCACATCTGAAGATTATTATCTGCCTGGGCGTGGAGTTTGGGCAGATGATACTCCAATGAGTAAAGCAAAGATTGGTGCGTTTGGTGGTACGATACTTGGTGTAGTGGCAACACATAGTTCTGGTGACCCATTATTAATATCTGCAGCTGCAGTTGTTGGTATGTTGGTAGGTCATGAAGTCGGTGCAACATTTGATAAGATAGATGAAATGTATGCGACTATGTTACTTGCACAATCATTAACACTAAATGATAATATGCAATCTAGTACATGGAAACACCCTGAGAAGAATGTTGTGGTAAATGCAATGCCCATTTCATCTGAGGGAGAATGTAGGGAGTTTGTCACATCTGTACAAGTAGGTAAGAAACTAGAACAGATGAGAGGAACTGCGTGTTTAGTAAATAACGAATGGGAATTAAAGGAGATTTATTAGTGAAAAGAGGTTATAGAAAAAACTTTAGACAAGAACCTATGGAGGCTATGAAAGTAGTAGTTCATAATAATGATGTTGGTAAAGCATTACGAACATTAAAAAAGAAAATGCAGAATGAAGGTATTTTCAATGAGTTAAGAGAAAGAACATCATTCAAGACTAGAGGTGAAAGACGAAGACTAGAGAAAGCTGCTGGTCGTAGAAGATATTTAAGAAATCAACAAAAATTAAAAGAGTCAAGAGGTTACTAAATATGGTCGTGAAAAGAAAAAGAAAGATGACTCCAGAACAAAGAGAGGCAGCTGCAGAACGATTGCGTCTTGCAAGGGAAAAGAAAGGCCCTGCACAATATAAGAATGTTGCAAAGTCTGTTATTGATTTACCAGATGACCATTACTTATCTTATAAGAGTGTGAAGAAATGGATAAAGACACAACAAGAAATTGCAAGAGCAGAACGCAGAAATATGGTAAAGAATGTTAAGGGTGCAGCTGCAAAGTATTATGCAGCTCAAGGTTATGTAAGACAAATGCAACATTATATTCAACATGGTGATTGGTGTTGTGATTATTATGGTGAATATGAAGAAAAGAGGATTATATGGAAGACGATAGCTCCAAACGAGGAGTGGTAATTAAAGGGCCTTGGAAGGGTAGTAAGGTCGAACAAACAATTTCAAAAGAGATTGATGTAAGAGAAGATTTAAAAATGATTGCAGAAATGCATAAAGTTCTTTTACACCAATTAATATTCACTTTGAAAGAAACTGGATTTGATATAGAGAGTGATGATTTTATTAAAGAGAGTGGATTTATGGGTGAAGTAATTAGAGCCACATTAATGCGTGATATGGGATACTCAAATCCTATGAGTAAATTTATAGATGCAATTGTTGGTATTGATAGAAAAGATGGCGAAAGATATGCAAACTTTAATAGTGATAATCTAATGAAATTATTGGGTAAAAAAGATGATGAAAAATAATGTGACTTGGTGGGAAAAGTTTAGTCCATCTATTATGGAAGCAGAAGTCCCACAGAAGTTTATTGATATTATAAACAACACTGGTGATGAAGTTTTAAAAGATGATGGTCTATCAAAGAAATATGATTTCTCTGATAATCTAGTTGGTAAGGTTCACAAAGAAGTTTCGATACCAGTTCCAGATAGTGATAAAGGTTATTGTTTATCAATACTCAGACAGGCCTGTGTAAGATACCTAAGACAGATGGTTGAACTAGGTCGTGCATATGAGTGGAGTAAAAGAGCTGGTGGTAGAGAACCATCAGAAGAAAATATTATGTTATCACAAAGTTGGATAGTATCTCAATACAAATACGAATACAATCCAGTCCACACACATAGTGGTAACTTTTCTGGTGTAATATATCTAAAATTACCAGAAGATATGGAAAACCATTTTAACGAAGAAACAAAAGACCACTATCCAGCAAGTGGATTAATAGAGTTCTCACATGGTGAGAAACAAGATTTTAAAAGTGACACATTGATGTTTAAACCAAGAGTAGGACAGATGTTAGTTTTTCCTAATTGGTTGAAACATTCTGTTTACCCATTTTATTGTGAGGGTGAAAGAAGGTCAATGAGTTTTAATGCGTATTGGAAAATATAATGATAATACTTGATATGAACCAAATAACTTTAGCAAATGTGATGATGAACTTTCATATGAATAAATCAGATGAGCTTGAGGAAGATATGATAAGACATATGATACTTAATTCTGTTCGTATGTATCGCACAATGTTTAAAGATGAATTTGGTGAGATAGTTCTTGCATATGATTCTAGACACTATTGGAGAAGAGATATTTTTCCACAATACAAACAGAATAGAAAAAAAGGTAGAGAGAATGACTCTAAAGATTGGGATAGTATATTTGGATTACTCAACGCAATGAAGTCAGAGTTCAAAGAAATACTACCATATAAGTTTCTAGAGGTGTATGGTGCAGAAGCTGATGATATCATTGCAACTTTATGTAAAGAACATCAAGACCAAAAGATTATGATAATATCTGGTGATAAAGATTTTATACAACTACAAAAATACAAAAATGTAAAACAGTATAGTCCTATACTAAAGAAGCATGTAAATGGACATAATCCAACTACCTATATAAAAGAACATATATTAAAAGGTGATTCATCTGATGGAGTGCCTAATGTCTTATCGCCAGACCATACATTTGTAGAAGGTCTACGACAAAGACCATTAAGTAAAAAGAAAATTGAAGCTTGGATAAAAAGTGAAACTGGAATGAGTGAAGAAGTGAAAAGAAACTATCAAAGAAATCATAAGTTGATTAACTTAGATAACACACCAGAAGACTTGCAGAAGTCAATCCTAGACACATTCAATGAAGCTCCATGTGGAGATAGAAGTAAAATACTCACTTATTTTATAGAAAACAAATTAAAAGAACTAACAGATTCAATAGGAGATTTCTAATGGCTGGTTCAACACTACTATATTCAGAGATACTTGATAAGGTTCACAAGGCAAAGACCAAAGACCAAAAAGTATCTATATTGAAACAAAACGATTCAGAAGGTTTACGAATGGTAATCAAATCCTCTTTTGACCCAAAGATAGAATGGGCAATGCCAGAGGGTGAAGTTCCTTTCAGAGCTAATGATGTTCCTGCTGGAACAGAACATACTGTTCTTGCAATGGAAAGTAAAAAGTTGTGGCACTTTATTAAAGGTGCAGACAAAGCAACACCTCAACATAAGAAAGAAACAATGTTTATTCAAATGTTAGAGGGGTTACACGAAAGTGAAGCAAAGCTGTTAATTGCAGCTAAAGACAAAAGACTTCATCAAGTGTATAAAGGTTTA